TGATAAGGCTATTAAAAGGTAAAACAAAAGCACGTTTTCGGACGTGCTTTTTTGATACATTGAAAGGCGGTGATAGTGTGAGCATAGGCACAACATACACATAGAAGAAAGGAATGGTGATCCGATTATCTCCCTGTTAGACGTGGGGTTATACGTCTTATTTTTATACAATTTTTTTCAGAAAGGAATGATTTGAATGGCAGAGCCAACACCAAATCCAACAAAAACAACGGAGCCAACACCTCCGACACCTCCGACACCTCCCGCACCGAATAACGGCGACAATCAAAAGGCGATTGATGAAGCGATAGCTAAGGCAAAAGCGGAGTGGGAAAAAGAACTTGAGCAAAAGCTAAAGGACGCTGAAAACGAGGGCATGAGAAAAGCCAAAATGACAAACGAGCAAAGGCAGAAAGAGGCGGACGATAAGGCAAGAAAAGATTTTGAAAGGGAAAAGGCAGAGTTTGAACGTGAAAAAATCGTTGCATATGCCGAAACGGAACTTGCCAAAAACGGACTGTCTGCCGAGATTGCGAAGCACATCGTAGCAGAGGACAAGGACGCCACAAAGGCGGTTATTGACAAGATAAAAGAAAGCTACGACAAAGATGTACAAGCAGGTGTTACCGAGCGTTTAAAGGGTAAAACACCGGATTTAAACGGTGGCAGTGGCGGTCACAACACAGGCAGTTTTATGGACATAATCAGAGAAAATCAGAGATAAGGAGTGAAATAAATGGGTTATTTGAAAAATGAATTGACAGGTTTTGTGCCTGTTGAGCAAGCAACAGACATCATCAAAATGGTGACAAGGGGTTCAAGTGTTTTAAGAATGGCGAAAGTCGAGGAAATGAAACACGAGAAAAAGAAGTTTAACGTACTTACAGACGGTCCGGGTGCTTACTGGGTCGGTGAGGGTGAAAGAATTAAGACAAGCGGTGCTACTTGGATTCACCCTGAAATCGAAGCTAAGAAGTTAGCCGTTATTATTCCGGTAACAAAGGAAAAGTTGGAAGATACGACTATCAGCGTATTTGAAGAATTAAAGCCGGAAATTGCAGAGGCATTCTACAGAGCGATTGACGCGGCGTGCATTTTCGGTACAAATTCGCCGTTCAAGACAAACATTATGAACGCTATAGACAGCAAGCATATGGTTGTTACAGACAACACAAATATTGATATTGCTATATCTGACGCAATGTCAATGATTGAAGAAAACGGCTATGACCCGTCGGGATTTATCGGTCGTATCGGTGTTAAGAATATGCTGAGAAAGCTACGTGACGCAAACGGCGCACCTGCATATGTCAACGGTACAACAGGCGGTGAGCTGTACGGTCAGCCTATCGAATTTGTACGTAACGGTGCGTGGGACAATAAACGTGCCGATATTATCACAGGTAACTTCAAGTATGCCGTTGTCGGTATGCGTGCAGGTATCAACTATGAAATTCTTACAGAAGCAACACTACAAGGCACTCTTGACAGTGACGGTAAACCGCTATCACTTGCCGAGCAAGATATGGTTGCAATCAAGGCTACTATGCGTTTAGGTTTCCTTGTTGTTAAGGACGACGCATTTGCCGCATTTAAGAACGGTGTTCCGACACTCGGCGAATTGACAGTTGAATCGGTTGCCGGCACAACAGGCAACACTGTTATTACGGTATCGCCAAAGCCTATCGGCGGTCACAAGTTGGTTTACAAGACTGCCGC